ACCCCTGAGACCGGCACCAAGGAACAAGAGGAGCCGCCTCCTACTGACACGCCATTGCCCCCCGTGCCGGACCTCTACACCCGCAAGTATCCGAACGGCATGGAGGGCATCTGGAATCAATACAAGGACCAGCTTAAGAACAGTCAGTTCATGCAGCTCGCGAAGAGCCTGATGCCCAGCGTTGGCGATGGCGGTACGTGCCCGGCATGGTCTCTAAATCTCAGTCTCGCCTCTTGGGCTGACTACGGCACGCATGATGTTGCGCCACCTTGTTGGGTATGGGACGTGGCTGCGGCTATCTTGGTAGTAAGCGCGTTGCTGTTGGCTCGGGCGTTGGTATTCGGGGGCTGATATGGCTGCTGCATTCACCATGTTGTTTGCCAAGATCGCGGCGGTGTTGGTGTGGATCGGTCAGCTATTTGTCAAGTGCTGGGTGGCCGTTTGGGATCTCGTGCGCGATGCGGCGTGCTGGCCGTTTGAACAGGTCATGAAGATTGCTGTTGCTGCCGTCTCTGCGCTTGATCTGAGCGCCCTCAACGGGCTCGTGAGCAGCGCTGGTAGCTTGCCCGCCGAGATTCTCAACATCCTCGGCCTTCTGCACGTTGGGACGTGCATCGCCATCATCACAGCGGCCATTGCTATTCGCATCGTGCTGCAGCTCGTCCCGTTTACGAGGCTCGGATCATGATCAATGGCCTGGAAGGAATCCCCGGCTCGGGGAAGAGTTACGAGGCTAGCGTCTTTCAGGTGCTGGCCGCGCTGCGTGAGGGGCGTAAGGTCATCACGAATCTGCCGCTGGTCGTCGATGCATACGCTTCCATCGACCCCGGCTATCGCATGTTGATCGAGATTCGGCGTGTCCCTGCGCCTGTGCGCGGCACCTGGGATGTCGACCGCGTGGACCCTGAAACGGGCGACGGCGAGGCGTTCGAGCTGTTCGCGGATGGGCACACTGAGAAAGCGCCGGAGGGCTCTCGTGTCTTCGGTACTGTCTGGGACTACTGGTCCGACTGGAAGCATCCGAAAACTGGGCTGGGGCCGCTGTTCGTCGTTGATGAATGCCACATCGCAATGCCGAAGCTCGGCACCGAAAAGGCAGTGATCGAGTGGTACAAGCTGCATCGCCACTTCAACGCGGAAGTGCTGCTGGCTACCCAGAAATTCCGCGATATGTGCCAGGACATCGCCGGCCTGATGGCGATGGTGATCAAGGTTCGCAAGGCGGACATTCTGGGCAAGCCTGACAGCTACATTCGCAAGGTGCACGCGGGTTATCGCGGCGCGGTGATTCAGGAAAGCATCCGCAAGTACGAGCCGCATTTCTTCACACTGTATAAGAGCCACACACAGGGGAATTCGGTCCTGGAGTCGGGTGCTGCTGATGTGGCCCCCATCTCGGTCAAGCTCAAGCGGTGGACTCGGGCCATGTGGGCCATCACTGCTGTTGCCGGCGTAGGCGCTTATTTCTTCTGGAATCGAACCCCGCCCGTTCCTGCGCCTGTGAAGGCTCCAGTTGTCGCACGCGGGGCTACGTCCGCACCTGCCCCGGTTAAGCCTGTTGTATCGGGCGTAGAGGCCTCTGACGCACCTTCCAAGGTCCAGCCGGCTGCGGAGAAACCTGCGCTGCAGGATGGCCGGCCTGAGCCCTTTGCGGGCCTCAAACTTCATCTAACGGGGTGCGTGCAGTTTCGTGGCCGGGATCTGTGCACGTTCGCGGTTGCTGTCGGTGGGCGTCGTGTCAATCAAGTCACCAGCGCTGAGCTTGTCGCGGCGGGCTACGACTGGAAGGCTGCGGGCGATTGCATTGGCTGGCTGACGTGGGGCGGTAGCGTCAAGGCGGTGGTGTGCGATGCGCCTGATTCGGCGACGGGCCGCGACAAGGGCACGCCCGTGGTGATCGAGCGGCCTGTGGCGCCTGTCACTGCGCTGTGATCCACCTCGTTGTTCGCTTCCCTGCGGCTGGCATGTCTTTCATGCAAAGCCTACCGCCGGAGCGACGCGCAGGCGCTGGTCGTGGTGCGGCTGGTGTGCTTACGTGCCCCTGCGTATGTGCAGGCGCTGAAGCTGACGCCCGCGGCTGCGGGCTCCGGTACTTCATTCTTTCCGTGCCCTCGTGTGTCTTGCGCTGCGCGTCCGCCGCAAGCAAGGCGCTCGGAGGGGCCCCGCCTTGCGGGGATGCCGAGCGCCGCGCGCAGCGCGGCGCTTAATTTATTAAAAGAACACATTACGACCGGCACCTGCAAACAGCAGCGGTCAAGGTGCAAACCGTAGGTTGAGAGTCGGCCCGAAGGGCCAAAAGAAAGTCCCGGCGTAGCTGGCAGGCCACCCGGGACAGATACCGCAACATTGTTCAAGGGATGCGATATGAGCGCGATGGTAAAGCACAAGGGCATTTGGTGCGAGAAGATTCAAGATGGCGTGAAGGTGCGCATGCAGACCTTCGACAACGGCCAGCGCGAGACGTTGATACAGCCGCGCTACCTCTTTGTCCCCACGGTGGACAGCGACAACCCGGATTGCTGGGTCGATGAGGTCGACCAGTCCGGCACTCTCCTGGAACAGCAGCAGCTCGAGGAGCGAGCCAAGCGAGCCCGCTGGAAGTCCGGCCAGCGTGCCAAGCGCAATTGCCGTTGGAAGATCAAGCAAGCGGGCTTCAACGAGATGTTGACCCTCACCTACCGTGCGAATCAGCAGGATCTCGCGCTGTGCCGGAAGCACTTCGCCGCGTGGCTGCGCAAGATGCGCCGGGCCATTCCTGGCTTCCGTGGCGTCTGGGGTTTCGAGCGGCAAAAGCGCGGTGCGTGGCATGTGCACGTAGCCTGTGACCGGCTCCCCGTGCTGATGCAGTTCAGGGGCGCGAAGGTGCTGAGCTGGAAGGTCGGCACGGCCCTTTGGCGCGATGTGGTGGGGGCAGATAACGGCCTGTGCTTCGTAGGTGGCAAGGATGGCCGTTTCAACCGCTATAGGAGCCCAGCAAAGATCGCGGGCTACGTGTCGAAGTACCTCACCAAGGACCACGAGAACGGCGAGTTCGGATCGCGCATGTGGGACAGCACGCGGGGGCTGACGCCTCCCCCGGCGATGACGCTGCACTTCCCCGGTGTGTCCATGGCCGATGCCATCGGCATGTCGTTCGAGCTGCCGCAGGGGCACGTCGTCGTGCAGCACCTGTGCAACAAGCTCAACACGATGTGGATGCTCTACAGCGAGCCCGATCCACTTGTGAAACGCACGACTGAGGCGGTGATGGTCGATGCTGCTGCGCAGCGCTATGCGGAGTTCGCAAAGCTGGCCGCCGAGCGTGGTTTCGCGTGCCGTTCGGTATGACCTGTGGCGCTGTTGTCTCGCTTCACTTCAGCAGCCGCCATGCCGCCAGCATTAGCACCGCGATGCATAGCCAAACCAGCAGCTGTATCGACCAATGCCAGTCTGCGCCCCATAGCTTTGGTGGGTTGGCTTTATCGAGTAGATCCACGGGAATCCGGTTTTTCTTACTCCATGGGGGCGTACGCCGTGCAGCCTCCTCATCCTCTGCTCGCTTCCGCGCTTTCATTTCCTCTCGATACCAGTCTCGGTCTTGGATGCCCATGGTTCTCTCTCCTTCGGTCCGCAGTCTACAGGCGCTGCGTTTGGTAATTGCTGCCTCCGGGGTGGCGTGTGTCAGCGCAGTGGTTTAAGCGTAGGCCGGGCCAAATATGTCCATCTTTTAGTAATTCGTTTCTCGGGGGTCAGATGCTGGTTGGGTATGCGAGAGTTTCGACAAGCGATCAGGAAACGCGTCTTCAGCGTGACGCGCTGCGCCGTGGTGGTGTGCGAGTAGTGTTCAGCGAAAAGACCAGCTCTGTCGGTGCCCGGCCGGAGCTGCAGCGTGCGCTTGGATCGATGAAACGCGGTGATGTGCTGGTGGTCTGGAAGATGGACCGATTGGCCCGTAGCTTGAAGGATTTGCTTGGGATGCTCGAACGTCTTGAGTCGATGGGGTGTTCGTTTCGCTCTTTGACAGAGCCCGTCGATACGTCCAGCGCGATCGGGGAATTGGTTCTGCAGATCCTCGGCTCCGTCGCGCAGTTCGAACGGCGCTTGATTCGCGAGCGAGCTATTGCCGGGCAGGTTGCGGCTTATCAGCGGGGAGTGCGATGGGGTGGCCAGCCACGTGCCTTGTCGGATGAGGATGCCGCTGAGCTGGTGCGATGCAAGCGGACAGGCTATTTCTCTAATGAGCAGCTTGCGCAAATGTTCGGCTGTTCGATGTCTACGGTGTCACGAACTTGGTGGCACGCCGAGAACCCGGAAGCGCTGCGATCACGCGCTCAAGCATTGCCCGTTTTGGGCGCTTACGTGTCACCAATGAAGTAAAGTGACATTCCCTCATTCTCCCCCTCAGTTCATGGATGTCTTCCTGCTGGCCTTGCTGACGACGCTCAACGCGGCGTTCGCAATGTCCGAAATGGCCCTTTCCACCAGCCGCCGCGCACGCCTCGCGGCCTTGGCCGAAACGGGAGACGCCGGCGCCGAGGCGGCGCTCAAGCTGATGGAGTCGCCGACGCAGTTCCTGTCCACGGTGCAGATCGGCATCACCTCCATCGGCATGCTGAGCGGTATCGTCGGCGAGGCGGCCTTCGCGGCGCCGCTCGCGGTGTGGATGGAATCGGTCGGCATGGGCGCCGGCACCGCCAGCGTGGTGTCCACCGCGGTGGTCGTCACCTGCATCACCTTCTTCACCATCATCTTCGGCGAGCTGGTGCCCAAGCGCATCGGCCAGCTCTACCCCGAGCCGGTAGCGCGCTTCGTGGCGCGCCCCATGCGCGGGCTGGCCAAGGCGGCCAAGCCCTTCGTGTGGCTGCTGGCCGGCGCTACGGCCGCCACGCTGAGGCTGCTGCGCATCGACGCCAATGCGGCCCGCTCGGTGACCGAGGAAGAAATCTCGGCCAGCCTCGAAGAGGGCGTGGACGCCGGCGTCATCGAGCAGCATGAGCACCAGATGGTGCGCAATGTGTTTCACCTCGATGACAGGCGCCTGTCGTCGCTCATGATTCCGCGCGCCGACATCGAATGGCTCGATGCCTCGTTCACCGTGCGGCAGGCGCTGCAGAAGGTGGCGGACGCGGCGGCGCTCAACCTCGTGCATTCCTGGTATCCGGTGTGCCGCAATTCGCTCGACGACGTGGTCGGCGTGATCAGCGTGGCCCACCTGCTGCGGCTGGGCGCCGCGCATACCGGCGTGCTGGGCCAGGAAGCGACGCCCGCGGTGTTCGTGCCCGAGACCCTCACCGGCATGGAACTGCTCGAGCAGTTCCGCGAGCGCGCCGGGCGCCTCGTGTTCGTGGTCGACGAGTACGGCGTGGTGCAGGGCCTCATGACCCCGCGCGATCTGCTCGAAGCCATCACCGGCGAACTGCAGCCCGGGATGCAGACCGACGCATGGGCGCGCGAGCGGCCCGACGGCGTGTGGGAACTCGACGGCCTCATGCCGGTGTCCGAATTGCGCGCGCGCCTTGGCATCCGCGAGCTGCCCGATGAAGAGCGGGGCCGCTACAACACCGTGGCCGGCCTGCTCATGTCCGTGTCCGGCCACCTGCCGGCGGTCGGCGAGCACATCGATTGCGCCGGCTGGTGCTTCCAGATCGTCGCGCTCGAAGGCCGCCGTATCGACCGCGTGCTGGCATCGCCCGATCCGGCGGTGGCGCCCGAGGCCGAGTAGGGCGCGGCTCATGCTGTCGCTGCTTGCTCTCAGCTGTCCGCAATGCTCTGCGCCGCTGCCGCGGGCTGCCCGCTGGCGCACCGTCGACTGCAGCTATTGCGGCGCCACCATCGTGCGCAGCGAGGAAATCGTCGAACGCGAGAGCTTCCGCGCCGCATGGCGCAGGGCGAATGCCGATGTGCCCGGCGGGCGCGTTCTCGCATGGCGCGGCGCGCGCTTCCGCGTGCTAGCCCCGCTCGCCACCGGGGAGCACAGCGAGGTGCTGCTCGCGGAGCGCCTGGGCGCGCTGCCCGAACGCGTGACCATGAAATTGGCCCGCGACAGCGCAGCCAACGGCGTGCTGCTGCGCGAAGCCTCGGTGCTCCAGGCCTTGCAGGACCTGTCGGTTCCGGGCGCCGCCTACTTCACGCGCCGGCTGCCGCAACCGGTGGGCACGGGCGTCGCCGAAGGGCTGGGTGACGGCGCCCGCCAGGCGCTGGTGCTGCGCCATCCGACCGGCTTCTGGGGCAGCCTGCAGGACGTGGCGCGTGCCAACCCGCAAGGCATCGACCCGCGCCATGCCGTGTGGATCTGGCGTCGCATGCTGGAGGTGCTGTCCTTCGTGCACGACGCCGGCTGGACGCATCGCGGCCTGTCACCCGCGCATGCGCTCGTGCATCCGCGCGACCACGGCGTGCTGCTCATCGGCTGGTCGCGCGCACAGCATGCCGCCGGCGCGGCCCATGCCGCCGCCGCCGCGCGAGACCTCATGCAGGCTGCGTGGGCCGTGCGTGCCTTGCTGCATGGCGGCGCGGGTGACGAGGCGGACGCCCCGGGCTTCGGCGCGCACACTCCCGCGCCGCTCGCCGCGCTGTTGCGCCAGTGCAGCGAAGACGCCAACGCCTGCGAACGGCTCGGCGCGCAAGGCATCGAGCAAGCCCTCTCCGCGGCCTCGCGCGAAGCGTTCGGTGCGCCGCAGTTCGTCCATTTCGATCCCGCGCCGCGCCGCGGCGCCTGACCCCCTCAATTTCCTTCCGCATCAAGGAGTCACTACATGGGCTACGGAAACTACTCGCATGCCGCCCACACGGCACTCATCGCCGACCGCGCCGCCAAGCCCGGCGCCGAGGTCTTCACCCAGCGCTCCACCCATCCGCTGATGAACCCGCAGGGGCTCAAGGTGCGCGAGTCGCGCGACAACGCCGACCACCCCAACTCGCTGGGTATCGTCTTCGCGCTCGACGTCACCGGTTCCATGGGCGACATCCCGCAGACCCTGGCGCGCAAGGAGCTGCCCACCTTCATGAAGCTGCTCACCGACTGCGGCGTGGCCGACCCCCAGCTCATGTTCATGGCCATCGGCGACGCCACCTCGGACCATGCGCCGCTGCAGGTGGGGCAGTTCGAATCGACCGCCAACCTCATGGACCAGTGGCTCACCTGGAGCTACCTCGAAGGCGGCGGGGGCGGCTCCGGCGAGGAGAGCTACGAGCTGGCCTTCTATGTCATGGCCCAGCACACCGACATGGACTGCTGGGTCAAGCGCAAGAAGCGCGGCTATCTGTTCGTCACCGGCGACGAGCTGCCGTACCCCGCCGTGTCGCGCCATCAGGTGGAAGGGCTGATCGGCGAGAAGCTCGACGAGGACATCCCCATCGAGGAGGTCATTGCCGCAGCGGCCGAGACCACGAACCTGTTCTTCCTCATTCCCGATGCGCAGCGCCGCCGCCGCTGCGAAGGCCGCTGGCGCGAGCTGCTGGGCGATCACGTCATCTGCATGGATTCGCCCGACGACGCCTGCGCCGTGGCCGCCGGCATTGTCGCGCTCACCGAAAAGGCCGTGCCCAGCCTCGAGGCACTGGCCGGCGTCATGAGCGGCACTGGCATGGCCAAGGAACGCGTGGGCGGCGTGCTGCACGCACTCGACGGCTACGCCGCGCTGCTCGATCCGGCGGCATCGCGCCGCGCGCCACCGGCCGTGGCCACCGCCGCGGCCGGCCCGCGCTCGTCGTGGTGGAAGCGGCTCTTCGGCTGA